AAGTTCGCTTAAGAAACTTTTAATAACCCATCGTAGAGCCAGCAATAAAGCGGTCGCGATACTGCAAACGCCAACGCCAAATGCGACTAATTCGTTTGGACTCATTTTTCACTAAGGCCATAATCTACTTCGCTCCCGGACTTTGGATCTAATGCCTTTGCTATTGGGGCAACAACTGCACCAAGCAAGGTTGCATAAGCTGGATGAATGTCAGCCACTATTGCTAAAGCAACTGTTATTCCACTAGCTGCTACAGCTCTCAAATATGACTTAATTGCTGCTTTGTGTTTTTTAGATAGTTTCATTAATTGCCTTTCAGTAGTGGGATGTCGAACTTATGACCAGGTTGATTTGGCTTAAAACTGATGTGAATGTGCTTATGGTGTGGATTTATGCCCCGATACTTAATCCAATGCCATAGCGACTTTCCTGAACATATTTTACCAGCGTGGATTATGTAAGAAATACGCTTATCTTTTTTTGCTGAAAGTCGAAGCTGATCTGCCAAAGCATGACTAATCCCTTGTTCGTCAGATAAGCCAGCGTCAATATCCAACGCGCATACTTCACCTGTTGATCTTGGGTTGTGATCGGATTTTCTTGATTGATGCTTAAAATCGCCGATCCATCCATCAGCTTTCCGGCTCCGATCCACAAAAGCGTCATTTATCTGATCGCGTAGTGTTTCAGCAGCTTTAGATAAAAATGGCTTCATTAGCCAAGTAGCAATTTTGCTTCATCAGCAGTAATGCCAAGTTTATCAAGTAATGCTTGCTTTTCGGCAGACTTTGCTTCGGCTTCGGCTTTTGCTGTTGCCTGTTTTGCTTGATTTATTTCATAAGCAGCAAATTCAGCGTTAGTCATTTCTCTGTCAATAACTTCGTTGGTTTCTAAATCGTGTATTCTTATTATTGGTTTAGTCATTATTTAACTCCGTAAAGTAAAACTGTGCCTGATGTAAAATTTCCTGAACCAGGTAAAAATTGTAAAGATGTAATTGCACTAGTTTGATTGTAAAAACCAAAATAAGTTGAGTATTGAAAACTAGTATTAGTTACTGAATCTACTGATATGCTTTGAACATTCATTGATTTCCAAGTTGTAGTATTTGCATAATCGGCTATGAGTATTTGAGATAAATTTTGACTAACACCACTATCGGCTTGTGAATGCACAACAAATTCAGTACTTGTAAAAGTTAAAATTCCTGAATCGGTAGATAAAGCAGTTTGTTGTGTATATCTTGTTTGATCATCTGAATTAAGCCTCATTAAACATTGACGATTATCTGTTTCTGGTAAAAAATTTCTAATTATTATCCATAAATTATTGTAAGTAGTTGGAATAGATGAAATTGTTGTTGAAGCACCTGAAAGTGTTGTTGTACTAATTAAAGTCATTCCACCTGCTGCTGGAGCAGCCCACTTTAATCCTGTTGCTGTTGATGAGTCTGCTGTTAAAACTGTATCGTTTGCACCAACCGCTAATCTTGAAACTGTGTCAGCTGCTGTGGCTGCAATAATATCGCCTTTAGCATCAACAATAGTTTTAGCAATTGCTGCACCTGCATTATTAAAAACAGTTGTGTCAATTGCAGTTCCAAGTGTGCGGATTGCACTTGCACCATCTTTAACTAGATCGGTGTCTGCTGGTGTTGTCCAGCCATAATTGGTGGTAGTTGGCATTTTATCCTTTTCCTATCAGGCTACTATTGTAGCGTACTCCCAAGTTAATGTTGGGTCTATTGTGTTCCAAGCCTCTGTAATTGGCGTGGTATTCCAACGCATCGCCACTTGGCTAAATCCGACTGGTGAAACATTGATTGTTAAAAACAGTTCATTAAATCGTGTGCTCCATGACCAGCCCTCAACATATCCTTGAAATGTGCCACCTGATATTTGGCTTGGCAAATTTCTAATATCAACCGGCATTCCCATGAAAACAGCCAATAGATCATCACGATCAGCATTGTCAATTTCTGAGTTAGTGATTGGGAATGTTATAGATTGGAATGCTGGCTGTGGGTAAGCTCTTTGGTCAATATAGCGGTCAGCAATAGCCTGAGCATCTACCGCGCCTTGAACCCTAGAATTGATTGTTTCGGCTTTATAGCCATAAGTTGCAATTGATGTTGCATCTGTAGCTGTAACCTGTGAATTAAAATTATTACCATAATTGATGTAAATGTCATTTCTAACATCTGCTGATCTCATAATTGTAGATAAGCCAGCACCTAAAGCATGACCAGCATCTAATTCAATATAACCATTTGTGAGTAAATAATTTTGTCTATGGTCTGCATCTGCATATCCTATGTTTCCATTGTTTGCTTCATAAATATAACCAAATGCTGAATTAGCAATATCTGAAACAATATTGTAAATAGTATCTACTGTGGTTGATTGAGCAGTCATTGTGTAAAGGCCGGGTTGGTCAATATCGCCTAATCCTAAATTAACTGCATTAGCCCAAGTTTCAGTTGCATTATAGGTTGACCATTGAGAAGCTGCTGGAACATCATTCCAAGTTCCTAATAAAACACTTGACAAAATGCCATAAATCTGATCGCCATCCTCATCTTGCGAAATATTGTCATCCCAAATTTCTTTGGTTAATTTAGCAAGTGAACCCATTGCCAATAATGTGTATTGAATAACTTGAGCTGCTGCACCTGCATTTCTTACCTCAACAGTTACATCAGTAATATCTCCACCAAATAAACTTACATAAGTATTTGAACTATCTTTTATTTGTAAATCTAAACTGTCATTTATATCAAAAGGTAATGTTTGACCATTTAATGCAACTAAAGTTATTTGAATATAAGATGGAAGTGGCTGTTGGTAAATATCTGTTCGGCCAGCTTGATGCTGAACATCGGCAATTGCTATGTCAGTATAATCAACCCCACCGACAGTTAATTTCCAGTCTGGTGTAAAATCAGACATTATCTATCCCTAAGCGCGGTTACGCTTCTAGCAGCCTGACTATTTAAGGTTGTTGCGACAGCCCTTGCAGTTCCCTCTGGATCTATTGCGCCTGAAACATTGATAACTATATTTGGATTGGCTGCCAATGTATTGCCTTGTTTTTCTAATACTCTAAATTGTGTTTCAAGCGCATCAAATTGTTTTTGTGCAGCTGATTTAGAAATTCCGCCTGTTGCAACTTGGAATGTTAAATCTGTAAATTTGTCTTGAACATTTAATAATTTATCTGCCAAATCTTTAAGGCTTGTTGCTGCCTGAGTTGTTGCAATACCGCCACCAGTTCCGCCACCACCAGTTCCACCGCCACCAGTTCCGCCTGCACCACCAAAGCCCCCACCAAACCCACCTGCTGCACCACCAGTTACTCCACCTAATCCAAACATTGGATTGCCAGCACCATAAGTAAATGCTGATCCTGTGTCTGGTGTATTTTCATCGCCACCAGATGCAAACTTTGATAATCCATAAGTTACTGCCACAGCTGCTAAAGCTGCTGCTGCTGTTCCAACAGATGCTCCACCGGTAGCAAATGCAGTTGCAACACCTGCTCCCGCTGCTGCGGTTCTTAGAGTTTTCATGGCTGTAATTAAAGTTCCAATTGCACCAACAAATGCAGCAATTCTATTAACAACAAATACTCCAGCAAGAACTGTTCCTAATGCAATTAACTCATCTTTAATGCTTATTACAAATCCTATTGTTGATCTGACTTGCTCACCAAATCTAAATGCGCCTTCGGTAGCTTTAGTAATTCCAGATGTAACAGAATTATCGCCAGTTAATGCAGCAACAAATGCCTGAACATTAGGCACAACTGTTTTTAATAAATAATCAGCAAATTTAACAAATATAGGTAATAATGCTTCGCCTATCTTTTCTCTGCTTTCATCTAAAGCAATTGTTAATTGTCTAAACTTAAACTCAGCATTAGTGGCTTCGTTAGCAATAAAACCATTGTAAGTTCCTTTTAATTCTTTTGTTATATCATCGAAAGACTTGGATTTAAGGGTCGCTGTATCAATTCCTAGACCTAACTTACCTAAAGCTGTATTTGAGCCATCGTAGGCCTTACCTAGCGCGTTTGTAACGCTCTCTAATGGCTTGCCTGTCGCAACGCTGATCTCTTGAGCAAGGGTTAATAATTCTTGAGCCTTAGTAACATCCTGTGTCGATCTAACTAGGCGAGATAACGCAGGTCTTAAAACATCATCGGTAGTAGCAGTTGCGATAGCTTGTCGAGAAATAAATGTATCGATCGATTTAATTTGCTCATCAGTAGCCCTAGTGTTTGCTCTAATTGTTTGCTCTAATGCTTTTCTTGATTTTTCGTCCTCAGCAGCAGCCTTCACAGCTGAAATTGCAAATGCTCCAGCAGCAGCTCCAGCAGCAGCGAATGCTAACGCAGCCTTTTTTCCAAAATCTGAAATAGTTTCTTGAGAGTTTTTGACTGACTTTTCTGCATCGCTTAATCCTTTTTTAAGATTATCAATGTCAGCTGCTAACGCAAGGGTTAAGGTTCTACTGGCCATCTGCCCACTCTTTTCTCGCGTTCAAAATTATTTCCTCAAACTCTTTAATTATAGTTGGTTGCAAATGTCTAATTGTTGGATAAATAAACCAACCACGACTTCCCGGCCCTTTAGGCATTGGCCCAGACCATCTTGGAAATTGTGGGTATCTGCCAGATCCAAACTCAATAGCTGCACCAATACCATTACGATTACCTTTAGCATCGTTGCGAGTATTAAATTGAGTCGTTGCACCACCTGAAAACTTTTGGCTAGCAAAACCAAATTTGATTTCACCAAGTAATGATGATTTCTTTACCTGACCTCCATCAGCAATTCTTTTTGCTTGCTCACCGCGAGATGATGCAATACGCCTAATTTCTTGCAATTCTCTATCAGCTAATGCTTGGACTTTACGCTTAGTATCAGCAATTGCTTCCTCGCTCATAGTTCTTAAAACCTTAGCAATTTTATTTAACTCGCGTTGATCATAAGCAATTGATGGTGTGGTACTAGCTGCCATTTCTTTGCTCCAAAATCTCTATCGCGGTATAAATATCGTCTGCATCAACCCATTCGCTCATTGGGATCTGTGTGGCTATTGCCAACTGAACCAATAATCTGTTTAGGCTTCCTTCTCTGTGGCTTTTGGGTTTGCATCACCGACAATTACATCTGTAACTGTTTCAGACCATACTTCAAAAGATTTGACTGGCTTTCCAGCAGCTTCTCTTTTATGAGCGTGGTATGCCAAGAACATTAAATCAGAAATGCCCATTTTATCTTGAGCTTGACCGATAATGTTCCCAGTCGATTTTTCCCATTTTGCCCACTCAGGCGGTTGGGCTACATAAGTTGCTTGCTCGCCTGAGTTATATTCAATTGTAATTGGTAACTTCATTTTTTGCTCCCGTTTCTATTTCTTAGCTAAATGACTCTGCTGGCACGCCAATTACTTGGAATGCAAAAGATACTGTTTGAGCATCTGGTGCAGTTCCACCTGCTGATGGCCATACTGGCAAAACTTGGAATGTAAATGTTGCACCTGATGCAGCTGTCATTACTGTGTTAATTCCTGTGTTT